CGATCGTTGACGCTTGATTATTTATGAATTCATTTGGAGCCGTTTGACCTCCAATGTATTGGATTCCATTTACTATTGCCGTCATTGTTCCTCCTACGAACTAATTGTATCGATGTACGAAAGAACCACGTCCAAGCTACTTGCTGTATCAGAGACTGCTTCTAATGTATCACCACTAGCTAAAACAATTTTTGCTCCGCCTTGAATTAATTCAATAGCAGAATTTGGTGGTATGTTTACCCCTTTTGCAAGGAAGTAATCAGCTCCGCCTTTAGCAATCTTAACATCAATTGCAATAGTTGATGTTAAAATATTACAACATCTAATACCAATCACTGCATCGTAGTTTCCACCCGCTAACAGTGTAGTATCTGATGTTCCAATTGTTCTAACTAATACGTTTCTAAAATCTTGTGCCATATTTTTTTCCTATAATGCAACGGCCATTGCTAGTGCAAAACCATTACTTGCTGCTCCTACTGGTGTACCTGTTGAATCTAGATAAACCGATTTACTTGCTGGTAAAGTACAGAATACATCTTTTGTACCTGCAGAAAAGTTAACAGCTGCATCTGAATTAGAACTGGAGATAACTGTAGTTCTAGTTAGATTAGCACTTGAACCATCTAATGTTCCAAGTCCAACTTCAAACTCACTTGTACCTTGATTAAAGATACAATAGTAAGTCGTATTGCTGTTTCCTATTCCTTGTGCAAAAGTTTCAAAACCAGTTACTGCTGCTCCAAGTGCCATTGCACCTGTACCAGTAGTTGTGCTCGTTACTTTTACTCTGTCATTTATTACCAACGCCATAAATTTTCTCCTTAACTCATACTAATAATTGCATTAGCAGGTGTAGCCGGATCAGGGAACGTAATAGTAAAATCACCATTCGTTGCTGTCTTTGCTCCACCAAAATCTAAAACCACTACTAGTCTATTTGCTGTACTATCAACTGTATCAGAATTGTATATTGCTGCATAAGCTGCAGTAAAAGTTGCACTTGACCAAGTTACGTTTGCAAAGTCAACTGAAGCAACCGCAGTACCTGAAGCAACTCCGTTGTTAGTTAAAGTTTTAACCGCATAGTTAGAACCTCCACCTGAGCTTACTTCGTCAGTAGCTGAATATACAGTACTTGATGTTGTGTATGGAAAAGATCCACTTCCAACATACAGAGACAGTTTAAAAGTGTTTCCTCCTGAATTCTGAAAATCGTGTTGTCCAGAAAAGAGTGCACCTCTAAAACTAAAAGGTATTATATTTGCCATATTTTTTTATCTCCTTAATTACTTGATGGTGGTTTTACGTTTAGTTGAGCACGAACTTCACCATCTTGATATTCGTCTCTGCGTCTTGTACCGATTTGCTCGATAGCATACGATTCTAAAGCTTCATTATATTGCGCTTGATAGTATTGTAACATATCCTGCGGACCTTTCAAGTATCCATATGCATTTACCAGACAAGCATACAAAAGTAAATCTTGATATTTGTTTGACAGATAAGTTCCAGTTGTAGCCGGAGCAGGGCTTGAAGTTGTGTCTGTAATAGAATCTGGCTCTTTATCATAAGCTAGTGTAATTTCGTAAGTTTTATCAGGCGTTGGGGCCACTACCCAAAAAGTTTCATCCCAGTTTGCATAGTATTTTGGAATATCTACAGCTTGTGTTCCAGGTGTAGAATAGTATTCTGCCATAAAACTAGTGTCTCTTTGTTCTAAATAAAATTGATTTCCAGCTTGATCTTTAAATTGTACATATCTAATTGCTCTTAAATCAGATGGAATAGTTACATATCTGTTTCCAACAATCGCGTTTGATGTTGCATAAAATACATTTTGATCTGTGTCTATTGCTCTTGTAATTTTGTTTTCTGCATTTTTTATCATTGTTGCTAAAACAGAATCAGACAATACAGTATCACTAACTTCCGTATAGTTTCTAATATCAGTTCTTAAATTGTCTAAAGTATATGCCATTATCCGTTTACTACCTCAAGTGTTACTGGTCCTGCTGAACAGTTTGCTCCACCACCTTGTATATTACCTGTTGTTGCATTGCTAGTACTAGTTATGTAAAAATAATTTATTGGAGTTGTTAATGAATCAGTTGTAGTTGCACCTGTAACATTTCCTGCTGAATCTATTTGACCTAAAGCAATTGTAAAACCAGTTGCATTATTTAAATCACTTACATTATCAAACGTAGGAATATTTCCAAACGCTTGTAGATTTTTTAAATCTGCTGAGTCATCACCACCTGGTCCTGCAGTAGTTACAACAGGAGGTCCTCTAAATCTTACAACGTCTCCAGCTTTTCTTTGATGATCTTCTGAATAAATATTTACATAAGTTGTGCCACCATAAATAATACTTGTAAAAGGATTTGGATTTAACAAAATTAAACTTACTTTTGATGCTGGTTGTGGTCTTGGATTATATAAACCTTGTGGATCTGATCCTACAGGTTTAGGATCAAGTTGTGGTTGCTTTGCTTCAAACTCTGAATAGTGAACTAAAGATCCATTCCATTCTCTAACCATTTCAGAATAAGGAAATGCCATTCCTGATCTATCAGAAATTGCTAATGCGTACTTACCCATTATACTCCATCTCCATAAAATGTTTGTGGTGAAATGAAAGTAGAAGTCCCTTGATTATCTGCATCAAGTGCTCTTAATAATTCACTTTCATATCTTCGTTCTAATTCTTGACTTCTATCTGGTGAATATTTTAAACTTAAATAATAAGCTAGTCCAGACATCATACAAGGATAGAATCTATTTACGACATCAGAAGTATTATTGTAATCTCCGACGTCTTGAATTTTAGATAAATAATAAAAACAAAATTGAAAACTACTTGGTGTAGTTGTATTAGACACACTTGAACTTGGTGTAGCATATAAAAATACACTTGGGTTTAATTTTCTTTCTACGTAATATTGTGAAGGTGTACCTTGTGTTAATTTATTTGGTGTAGCTGAATAAGCTGATCTATCAATTTTTGTAAGTGCAACATCTACTGGTGCTGTTGTTACTGAATTGTTTCTGTAAAAAGCTTCTAAAACTGAATCAATATCATCAGGAAAGTTTTCTGAATCAGATGCATAACTGTATTCTGCTTGTCCTAAAACTAAAGGAATTTTAGCTAATTTTACTTTCCATAAATGAACACCTCTATTACCCCATTCTTGAAACATTATATTTAATGATCTTCTTGCAGATCTTAATTGATAACCGGTTCTAGTTCCTCTCATACCAGTTCGTTCATAAGCTTCTTCTATAACTTCATCTATTTGAGGATTAAATTCTGTTGTTTCTGAAGTAGGTGAGATAGTTTGTGCAGTATTACCCATACCACTATGAGCTGTACAATAATAAAATAATAGTGGAGCGCCAGTAGTTCTAACTGGTGCAACATTAATAGTTACGCTTGATCCTGCATTACCAGGAACTCCAGCCGTGGTTACACCTGTTGTATAAGCTGTACCAGCGGGTGTTGCGTGTGTACCATTAGCTGTAGTTGAAAAAGCTAATTGGTGAGTTGCGTTTGTATTATCTGATTGATCGAAGATATAAGTATTGCCTTCTTGTAAATACAAGACAACATTAGCTTCTCCGTTAATATAAAATTTATTACCGGTACCGTATTGATTAGTTCCCGTTGCTACGGTTACTGTGTAAGTTATTGTAGCCACAATTTTACTCCTACGTAAACGTAATAGTTACACCTGGTGTTGCAGTTAAATCTAAATAAACTCCAGCATCAAATAAAATTCCTGAACCTGGTACATAAACTTCTAGTCCTTCAGTTCCAAAAATATATGTAGCTATTAAAACATTTCCTGCTCCAGTTCCTGTTCCATTGTAAAGTTTTATACTAGAACTAGCGGCACCTGCAGCTTGAATAGAAGTTATTCTTGCTCTTTGTGTTGATGGAACTAACTGTCCATCTGCTGTAGCGTGGGCTACCAGTTGATCACTTGTATATCCTGACATTGTTTCTCCTTAAATTATGTGTGGGCCGAAGCCCACACTAAATTATTTATTAACTTAAATTGTTATTCTGAATGTATCTTATAGTTAAGAATCCTGTACCAGTACCAGTATTAGTATTAGTTAAAAGCATTCTTACATCAGAAGTTCCAACATCAGCATATTTTCCAACTCTAGCTGCGTTAGCTCCAGCAGTTATAGAAATTATTCCTAATGTTCCGCCTGCTACGCCACCAGCTGCTGTTAATGCTGTTGCATCTCCAACAAAACCAAGTCCTGTTGTACTTGCTGCTCCAGACCAAATTGCAGTTACTGATAATTCAGCTCCTACGATTTGTGAATTTGCAGGAAGCACGATGTTAGTTGTACCATCTGCTTGAGTCACTGCTTGTGATTGACACATTACAACTTGACCTGTGTTTTTTACATTATCGCCAAGTGTTGTACCTGTTGTATTTGAAATCGTTCCCGCTTTAATTGGTCCCGAAAATGTAGTTGATGCCATAATTATATCCTCCTAGTTTTCTGAACATAGTCTCTAGGCCGTCGACTATACGCGTCTATGTTCTAATTAATTGTATAGTGTGTCTTTTATACAATAGTTTTTAATGGAGCGCAAGAGAGCCTACGGATTATATGTAATTTTTAAATGTAGCTTTTTATTAAGTAGCTACTGAAACCTGTGGAGCAATACCTTCTACAGTATTTTGTCTGTGAGCAATGGCTGCTTCTTCTAACTTAATCTTTGTAATGACTTCTTTAACTTTGTCATCGATTCTCACCATTTCAAGAGTGTATCTGTTATTATCCAGATGCTCCTGTTCCCACTTCAACTCCAAGGACCTTTTTTGTTTGTATAGGTCTTGTATCATAAGTAACCTCCTCATAGGTTATTCTGTTTAACGGGGCGAACATTCCCGTTGTTTCCCAGATAATATCATTTTTCCCTAGTTTGTCAACTATTGCTTGTTCCAATGAGGTTGGATTGTCTTCAGACTCCACTTCAAATTTTCCGTGATAGTCATAAGCCCAGATATTTATTAGGAATTTAGTCATTTTCTCACCCTATATAAAAAAAGGGGCCGAATTGTGTTCGGCCCCTAAATATTTAATTATTATGTTGCGTTTGATCCGAAGATACCTCTAGGGTCAGAGAAACCAAATACGTATCTCTCTCTAGCTTTGTATCTTACATTACCAGTATCAAAGTCACCTTCCATTGAAGTTTTGATAGGTGATCTGTTGAAATGTTTAAGACCATTTGGAACATCTGTTTTAATGAAGAACTTCTTCCCGTTAGTTAGGTAATGGTTTACAGAGTAACCTCCAGAAATCATTCCCATGTTTCTAATCGCGTTGATATCATTATCAGCAGTGCCAACTCTACCAGCAGAATTCATAAGTCTGTCAGCAGTAAATTGAAGAGCTGAAGGAATTATCATTTTAACTCCTTGCGCTGCAATTTTTAGGCCTCTTTCATCAGTGAATGCAGCAATGTCGATTAAAGACTGCTCCAATGATGTTTCATTTAGTTCAGCAGCTGTTGTCAATTCATTTGAAAACGTACCTGCTAATGTAGGGTGGTCAGTAGCACAAAGCTCCTTACCATCTCCACCAGCAAAAGTAGAATCAAACGCATTGTTTAATACTGCTGCGCCTTTGATATTTTTAGTACTCGCCATAGATCTCGCTAACGCTTTTGTATATCTAGACGCAAGTCTGTCATACAAGTTATCTTCGATAGCTTCTTCTGTAATTGCGAATGCTAATGCAATCGTTTCGTTAGTGTAACGAGCTGTGAAAGTTTCTTGTGCATCGTCAAAAGTAACACCTTGTCCTTCAGGTTTTACTGCTGCGTTTGCGAAACCAGCTAACATTACTTCTTCTTCGAAAGCTCTGTCAGATGTTTCTGTGTCGAAAATTTCAGACCACTCGTCTGCGTAGTTTTTGTACTCTAGTCC